GTCGTTAATCGTGATCTTACCCCCTGGTGCTAACATTTTCATCTTGGGACACTTGATACCATCTCCTCGCGGAAAGGCAATGTCAGCGATCTGGACTGGAACGCCGCACGTATTATTGATCGTGAGCCTCTCTCCTTCAGAGAACTTTTCTTTGAGTCCTTTGCGCTGTGTCATGAAATAAACAACGGCGCCAATAGAAAGCACGACTGCTATGATAATGAGAACTTGCTTAGACACAAACATTTATATATAATATATATATTTTTTTTTAGAAACATATTGACACTCTAATCTATTTATCAATGAAAAATTATATCTATCAAGAGATGGGATATATCTACATTCTCACATCGCCATCTAGAAAATCGTATATTGGTCAGACATCTCGGTCTATACATAAACGCCTCGAAGAACATCGAACGGGGAAAAGCGCTGGGTGTCGAGCGATTTACAATGCCATTCATTTTTACGGATGGGATGCCTTCGTTATAGATTGGTATTATTGCCCGGATGAAGACTTGAACAAGCACGAGGAACTTATGGAGGAAGTGCTCGGGACGCTGGCACCTGATGGTTACAATCTCAGAAAAGGTGGTGATAACAGAAAACCGAGCGATGAAACCAAACAAAGGATAAGCGAAGCAAAACTAGGGATATTAAAGAGCGAGGAAACAAAACAAAAGATGAGCGAAGCACAACTCGGTGAGAAGAATCATAATTTTGGGATACCAAAGAGCGAGGAAACAAAACAAAAGATGAGCGAAGCAAAACTTGGGAAAACCGGCGAGAAACACCCCAAGTCCAAGAGAGTGTATCAATACGACCTCGACGGAACCTTTCTCGGTTCGTTCGGGTCGACCGGAGAAGCGGCACGGCATCTTGAAAAAACAGACGGGACGAATATTAGTGCATGTGCTAATGGTAAACTTAAAACCGCATATAAATTTAAATGGTCGTATGATATGATATGAACATATTGACAAGCTAAGACATTTAATAACGAAAAAAATTATTATGGTACATAATGAATACCAATGCTACTGCCCGCCCTCAGATTTTCCGGCTTACGCACAGGGGAATAAAGATTGCGAAGTATGTCATCAGAACGTATGAGAACGTTAAAAAAATTCAGCGAGGTGGTGAGATTGGAAGAATCGCCGCCGACGAGTTCGTCCGGGATACGTCGGAGATCGGACCCATAGCCGTCAAAATGAGTCAGTTTCTTTCTGCGCGCGGAGACGTTCTGGACGAAAACACCATGCGGGTGGTAGAGAGGTTCCAGAACGAAGTCATCGTAGATAACGAAGTGTTGCCCGATTTCACCTTTTACGAGTTTGATAAAACCCCCATCGCTTCCGCATCTATTGCATCTGTGTACAAGGGGAAGCGGAAGACTGATAACAGCGACGTAGTACTGAAACGCGTCCGCCCAGGGGTTAAAGAGCGTATCAGCGAGGATCTCCCTCTATTCATCACCGTTCTTGGCATTGCCAAATTTTTCGGAGTTCTAGGTGCCGAGAACATGCTTGAAATCGTCCGGGAATGCAGGCCGATGATCCTAGGAGAGCTTGACCTACGTCAGGAGGCGAAAACCACGAGTGTTTTCAAGAAGAAGTTCTCGTATCTTGAATGGCTGACAATCCCGACCGTATACGAAGCTGGAGAGACATACATGATTTCGGAATACGTCCCGTCTAGGAAAATAACCGACGCAGTTCCGAACGGGTTCCTTGCTAAACGTTTGTTCGAGCTCTACGTGCGGATGATTCTTGACATCGGTCTGGTTCATAGTGACCCACATGCCGGCAATGTGGGAGTTCGGAGCGATGGTACGTTTGTTCTGTATGATTTCGGTTCAACAATTGACATCCGCGACATTAAACCCAATATTTCGAGATGCATCAAGGCGATCGTGCTGGAAGATTCCGACGGAGTCATCAGGGCTTTGGAAGAACTAGATGTCATCAAGTCAGGAGCTTCTGCGGCTCGGTTGAAGCGTATCGTTCCAAAGCTCAAGAAGATCATGGAGTCTGACGACTTCAATGTTGAGCTGGGAAAGATACCGGAGTTTACATCAAACGACAATCGCATTTTCGAGCTAACCACAAAATACGTGTATCTGATTCGTTCGCTGACGATCGTCGAAGGCATCGTTGTGTATCACGATCCTAAGTTTTCTCTTAAGAAATACATCAAGAAGTTCGATGATCTTCTAGAAGTTGACATTCCGCTCACGAACGTTATCCAGGAAATTGCAGGAGACTTCATGGCGTCGCCGTCGAGTTTGAAAAACTTGAACGAACTTTTGTTTGTCATAAAATCAGACATGGATGACGCCGTGATCGAATCTCGAAAGTTAATTCGTTATGGATTTATCGTCTTTGTGATCTTGGAGATCCTAAAAATAGTGTAATTATAAAAATACGATTTGTCAATACAAACATCGTCATATTGACATGTATACTAATATTATAATTTGTTGATACAAGCGTCCTCATATTGACAACCATAATGATTTAGTAAAAAAATGTTTAGAGTAATCATATCACAACCACAATGCTCGCCACTCTGCGTACAACCCCTGTTATGATGGCCTCTACAAACAACGACTTCCAGAAGCGTATCAAGAAGGATTCCAAGAAGGTGACCAAGGCGTTTGACAAACTGAACAAGGAGAGCGAGGTTCGCAGGGATGATTTGAACAGGACCCTGAAGTCCTGGGTGGAAGAACTCGACAAGCTTGCCAAGAGGGATGTCAAGAAGATTCAAGAAATCTTCGAGGACAGCGACAACGAGGGTACTATTGACATCGAGGATGATGACTTTGAAACCGTCGATGACGTGGTGGTTTTCAAGTAAATATGTACTTTAAATAAAAACTTCGCATGTATTATACTCATAAATGGATGCATTTTTACTTACAAAATCACTGGAACGCGAGACATACGTGAACGTTAAGCCCAAGATGAGCTTGATGTCCGCGATAGAATTATTCATTTTTCTTCCTATTTCTATTTTCGCCGCATTCCTGGCATGGAACGCCGGAAGCTCAGACTCTGCCTTATTAAGAGTTTTCATGACAATATTCGCGTTTATGTTTTCATTAGTGTATATTATTGGGTATGTCATATTTAAAGGCTTTAAAGCAATATTTCCACGATAAACCATTTCAATTAATCATAGTATTGTAGTGTAAAATTAATACTCTACAATGCTTTAAATAAAATCTTTGCGTGTATTATAACCACAAAATGGACGCCTTTTTCCTGACTAAATCCCTAGAGCGCGAGACATACGCCAACCCGAAGCCCACGATGAGCCTGCTGTCTATGTTGCAATTCGTCATCTCTCTCACTATTTCCGTATACGCTGCATATCTGGCATGGAACGCCGGAAGCTCAGACTCCGCCTTTTTCAGAATATTCATGACGGTGCTCGCGTTTATGTTCTCAACATTGTACATTATTGGTTACATTATTTTCAAAGGGTTCAAAGCGATGTAAAATATTATGATACTTAGTTTGTCAATACGATGTTTTTAACCGTATCGACAAACTTGAAAATTATGCATGTATCACGCGAGTTGTTTAACTGTTGTATCACATTCTCTGTCCTCCCAAATACACTTTGGACAGTCCTCTTCCTTGAGTCCATAGAATGTCATGCTCGAGCACGGAGCCTCTACCTCCCATCCTAATTCTTCAGTCGCGATCTTCAGGAACCGCTTCCAACTTTTTTTTCCAATCGTCCGAGTGCGATGTTTCTCCGACATATTTAAATCTTGTCCCGTGTGCGAGTTCGTGTGTGATAGACTTGTTCAAACTTCTTTCGTCGCGCATGTTCCCAGAACCATCTCTGGAGGCAACACGAAGGGTCCCAGTCCTATGGTCAAACATTCCAGATATATACGACGTGGGGGTGCTGCCCTTCTTGAATGGGAGAAGCTGCACGTCAGAAAATTTAGAAATCAGGTTTTTTGTAAAGCTCTCGTCCGGGTAATTTCTTTTTAGGTGCTTGATGAATATGTCGACTTGCTTATTAAGAAATCTGAGTGTTTTCTCATCCTGGTGAGTATCCGCCATGGTCAGGGTAGAGTGCGAATCCAAATAACTATATCTCATGTATCTTTTATTTATCATTTATTATTTTTGTGTAAAAAAATCAGTAAAATAACAATCGCATGTGTATATATTTAAAATGCCCAGTGTCTCTAGGACAAGGAGGTACTCATCGGCCTTCGTGAACGTCCGGGTGAGGACCGCGGACGACTACGGTTCAGAATGTCCAATATGTCTCCGCGACTGGTGTCCTGATGACGCGTGCAATCGCACAATGACACAGACCAACTGTTGCTTTCAATTCATGTGCGCTGCGTGTGCAAGCAAGATATCAATGATATGCAAGTGCGAAGAAGACTGCACGGCCGTCATTCTAATCTGCCCATTTTGCAGGAACATTTCTAAAACGGCGTCGTCCACGCTATTTGTTGGAACCAAGAGGCCATGCAAGAAATGCAGAGAACACGATACGACTGCACACTCCGAAGAACACGATGAAGATGAAGCTGAAGCTGAAGCTGAAGTCGAATCCGAAGAATAATTTAATGTTTTAATTTGCATCAACGTTAGATGTCTTTCAGAGACTTAGAGGTAGGTATTCCAGAAAGTCCAATTCGGACCAAAGATATGATGTTCGAACTAATGACCGCAAGTACTGCAATGAGCACTGCGAAATGTCTAACAATGGCACACTCTAAAATAAGATCTGTTCTGTTTGGCGCGTGGTTGGTTAATATCCTAACCATTATGCCTTTTTTCGTATATGCGATTTTAAGAGATTCCCAGGGGGATTTAATTGGTCTAGGAATGGTCATCATACCACTTTACATCTCTAAAATAATAGAGAGTCTAAATAAAATATCAGACAAAACATCCAAAGTATATTCTGAATCTGAATATATTAAAATGCGTCTTATCGAAATATCCGAAGAATGTGAGACGCGACGCAGAAAATGCCCGGGCGGAGAAGTACCACAATCGGCCGGAAGGCATATCATGAATCTATCTCGGGGTATTTTGGCAGATCTTACGACTTTAGATAAAGAAACACACCTATCGTGTCTTATAATCGATTCGGTTTTATGGAAGTCTCCTCGTTATACTAAATATCTTGACAAGTCATTCGTAAATGATAAAACTAGCATTATAAAATCAATTCTAAAGTGTGAATAATTTAAAATGTTTATATAATAGTACTGTTATGTCTACGTCTACCATAACAACACTCTCACCACCGTCCCCTACATTGTCATCTCCATCATCATCCCCAACTTTGAAGGATAATGTAAAAAATAATAGATTCGAAATAGAGAATATAATAACCAATTCTACAATGTTTGTACGCGAGAAACAGACCGTCAGAGAATTATCACACAAGTTTTCAAGAGAGATAGGAGGCGACGAGAAAGACTGGATCAATCAAAATAGAAATCTTTGTGGGTTCTTTGGGTCTCCTGATAAAATAGTTCCTCGATATACAAAATTCAGAATACCGAACCCGTTGGTTGAGGAGGCCAACCAGATATATTTCAGTTATCTCATACATTCCCATTAGACCGTAAAATAATGCAATTTACTTTTGATTGTATTTTCGTATAATCAAAAGTAACATATGTAAAAACAACTAGCAATGTACGCAAACGCCTGAGCAATAATTATAGCGGCACGGGTCAACCCCACGCATGTCCCACTTACCGTCGACAGCTAATTTTCTGAAGGCGCCTAGACGACCCTCGCGCATCGCGGCAGAATTTCCAGCGGTGAATTTTGCGTTACGAAGATTCAGGAAACTGTTCAGCCAGTTTGCCCTGTCTCCACCGCGTGCATTCTTCATAAAATCTCCAGAACAGTTTCCACAAATCCCACCCCCCTGGTTGATAGTGGCGTCCAACGCAGCAGCGATAATCAGCGGTTCGTCGCGAATACCGGCAGGGACATACTTCCGCATGTCATCCATCATAGGTTTCATGTACATCTTGATGTAGTAGTCCCATTGCGCATCGCGGAATCGTTGGTTACCCGCATTAGCTTTAACCCAATTACACAATGCTCTCTCATCTGGATACGAATCTGTGCCATATCTTCCTTTTGCAAAACTAGGACCACCTGCGTTTCTAATAATTTCCTGCGGCCCGTCGTATGCGGTGACAAACCCGGTAAGTCCCATGGTAACACCTCTTTTATCGCGGATATTTTCACAATATGAATACACGTCTTCTTTGTTGGTACGTTCCCACCATCTGCTCTGTGATTGTTCCGGACCGTTTATCAGGTTCAATGTATTAGTAACTTGCTCAACGTCCATACCGAGCGTCCGCAACACCTGGTCAGGTATTCCATGTGGGTTATTTTGACTTGGCTTTGGCGCGGGTGGCCTGTCGGGGTTCAGGTCTACCAGCTGACCCTTGGCGTCGTACCCAGTATTACACCCGGTGTTATCATTTTTCGTGCATCGAAGTCCCGCGTGCTCGTCCCACCCCCAGTAGGGATACTTCTTTTCCAGCGCAGTGGGAGGCCTCGGGGGCTGAGGTTTTGGCGCAGGCGCGGGCGCGGGTTCGACGTCTATTAGTTGGCCGTTTTTGTCGTATGCGGTGGTGCAGCCGGTGTTGTCGTTTTTCTTGCACCTTAAACCCGCGTGTTGATTCCACCCCCAGTAGGGATACTTCCGCTCGAGGGCGGTGGGAGGTTTGGGAGCAGGTGATGGGTTCGGTGCTGGGTTCGGTGATGGGTTCGGTGATGGGTTCGGTGATGGAGTAGGTGCAGGGGCTGGGCTATTGTCGCATGGTCCGCGGTAGCATTGGTCTCCAAACTCGGTCCATCCGACCGGGCAGATTCCAGCGAACGGGGCGCGATATATCCTCTCACAGACAACTGGGGTTTCATTCAACTGTTCCGCAGCATCTACGAGTTCGTCCGCATCGGCTCCTACGATTCTGTATAGTTCTGAAAGTTGTTTGATCGCGAGATCCTTATCATCGGATGTTGCAACCTTACTCACCGCGGCATCCCATATGGTTCGTATAGAGGGTTTTGAAGCATCTGGTAAAACAGGGGGTGTGATGGAAGGATTCCCGACATCTGCTGCTAATTTCACGGCATCTGCCTGGAGAGATGCCTTGAAATTTTTCAATTCAGCGGCCTGTTTATTGAGTTCGAGTGTGGTAAAATTCAAAGCATCCACAGTTGTCTTTGTTGCAGCCTTGTTTCTGTCCTCTGCTGCTTTAAGCTCTGCGGCAGTTGCGTCTCGTGCTGCGTCCGCGATACCTTTATTAGCAGTTGCATTTTTTACGTAGCTCAGAGAATTTGTCGCCTTTACTGCCAGCGTAATGTTATTCTTTAACTGCTCAAGTTCCTTTTGACTCTCCGCCAACTGCAGCATCAGCGCCTGCTGTTCTTCGTCGGTCCTCGTGTTTGATTTGTCAATTGTCGCCTGTAAATCATTCACGGCTTGTTGTTGTTTCGCGAGATTTTCAGCCAACAACGCTTCGTTTATCAAGCTTTTCGTGTAGGCATCGCTTGCTCGTCTCTGGGACCTTCGTCGGACGAAAAACCACGTGAGACCTCCAGCAGCTCCCAACGCAGCCAACACTACGATCACTATCGTGACGATAATCCACGTCTGCATACTTTGTTATAATCACATATTTTTATTTTAATTATTAATAAAAAATTGTTTTGTAAATGTAAATGGAAAATACCCCCCTGGTAGAACCAAACGTATTTGTGAATAATATAGACGGAAATGTAGATTCAGGGGGGTTGACGAGATGGGTCGTATACGCGATCGTAGCAGTCGTAGCCGCAATAGTCATAGCAGTGGCGGTATGGTACACGCGGAAAAAGATCCAGGAATCGAGGGAAGATGGGAGCATCATAAAGGACGTCGGAGAAGCAATCACGGGTGACGT